GGGGATAAAATGTTTAATAATAGATTTTGCTATAGAATAGCCAAAGAAGCCGAAGTTGGCTGGGACGAAGAATTGAAAGACTATTGTGAGGCTTATATAGAGACAACAATGCAAACCAAAAAAGAAATACCAGAAGAACTTAAAAGTGATATTGCAGAAAATTTAAAAATAGGATTAGCTGGTACATTGGATACTAATAGAAAATATTTAGAATATATTGAACCAGATGAATATGACCAATATGTAGAAGATTAATACACAATACAAGGATTAAGTACAACAAAATGATAATGAGAATAATATATATAAATAATAAAGCTACTATACCTATTAAGGGAGGCGTATTAAAATGGTACAAATCAGTGAACAAAGATTTTTAGAATTATTACAAGCTGAGGATAAGCTAGATGCCTTAGAATCTTGTGGAGTAGATAACTGGAGTGGTTATCAGTATATTCATGAATACCAAGCTTCTGAGGAGGAATTACTAAATATAGTAAATAGATTTTCAATTTAGGAGGATTAAATATTAAATCATAATTCTATCAAAATTAAAATGTCTTTAATGGCAATATAGGAGGTATTTATATGTATAGTACAAGTGCAAAGAATGAAGTTGTAATTAAATTAGTAGGCAAGTTGTCTATGGAATTTGAGGGGATAGACCAGTTAAAGGTTAGAAGAATAGTAGAGGAAATTTTATATAAATACAATATATTGCCAGAGGAGACAGGCTTAGTAACAAGCGATATAGAAGAGAAATTACAAATATACTTAGCATCTAAAAAATTGGATGGTTTAAGTATAGAAACATTAAAAAATTACAGATATAACTTAATAATATTTGCAGATTATTTAAGAAAACCTTTAGCAGCTATAGAAACAATGGATTTAAGAATGTTTTTAGGGGCTAGATGCAAGGATATGAAGCAAAGTAGTGTTAACGGACAAATATCAATTCTAAAAAGCTTCTTTGGTTGGCTTGCGGATGAAGATTATATACCTAAAAATCCAGCTAAAAAGTTGAAGCAAACTAAACAGCCTAAAAGAGTTAGGAAGCCATTAACAGAGGAAGAGGCTGAATTATTAAGACAAGCTTGCGAAACGGAAAGACAAAAGGCATTGACAGAGTTCTTAATATCTACAGGATGTAGATTGGATGAAGTTTTTAAAGTAAATAAAGACAATATTAATTGGCATGAAATGAGCCTATTTGTAGTTGGTAAAGGAGATAAGGAACGAAAAGTCTACTTCAATACAAAAGCCAAAATTTTATTAAAAAAATATTTATTTTCAAGGGAAGATGATGATCCAGCATTATTCGTTACATCCAAAAGACCTTATCATAGATTAGGAAAAAGAAGTATTCAAAGAGAATTTAAAAAGATAGCGAATATGGCAGGAATAGAAAAGTCAATACATCCTCACTTATTTAGACACTCCTTTGCGACATACAAAATTAATAGTGGTATGCCAATGCCAATTATACAACATTTGATGGGCCACGAGAGTCCAGCAACTACTCAAATTTATGCGCAACTATCAGAAGAAACTGTAAAATATGAATACAAAAAGATATCTTAGGAAGATATAAATAGAGGTGATAAAGTGAAACTTAAACATATAAGCAATATAAAGTGGATAGGTGGCAAGCATGGCAAAGAGGAAAAGTACCTGGATTTAATGCCAGAACATAAAATATTCGTGGATTGTTTCCTTGGATCCGGAGCAATACCTTTTTATAAAGAAACAGTAAGTCCAGCAAAATTAACTATAGTCAATGACATAAATGATAAGTTAATAAATTATATGATGGTACTTAAAGAGGATCCGGAAAGGCTATATAAGGAATGTAGTTCATTACCCTATAGTGAGAGCTTATTTGAAAAATGGAAATGGGAAGCATGGCCGGAAGATAATTTGGAAGCTGCAGTAAGATTCTATTATTTAATGCGTGTTTGTTTCGGAGGTGGAGGACACAAATATAGAAATGGAATAGGATTGTCTAAAACTCAAAATAAGGCCAAGCAGTTAATGACAGCTACAGAATTAATTCCTAAGATGGCTGAGTTAATAAAAGAGTGGAATATATTAAATAGAGATTTTGAGGAAGTAATAAAATTTTATGATACAGAAGAAACATTGTTTTTCTTAGATCCACCATATCACAAACATGAAGATATGTACTTTGGAGGATTTGAAGAAAAGGACCATATAAGATTAAAGAAAAGATTAGATAAAATTAAAGGAAAAGCAATGGTTTGTTATTATAGCAGTCCATTAATAGATGAATTATATAAAGATTGGCATATAGTTGAATACAGTACGTCCAGCCAAATAAAAAATAGAATTGATGGAGAAAAGTGTCCAGTACGAAATGAATTGATACTTATGAATTATAAACCTGTAGGTTTTGAACAATTACGCATTGTTTAGATCAGAGAGGAGTAAAAGTAATGGCTAAAATAATGATAACTATCTCTTTAACTAAATATTTAAGGGAGCTAACAAAACAATGGGGACCAAAAGAAGAAATATTTATAACTAAAACATATGGAGGACAAGTATGGATTAGTGTTGATGCTCCAGGAGAATTATTTAGAGAAGAAGGAGCTAATTATATAGAATTTAATGATTCAGATATGTTTATAAAGTTGCCTAAGGAAATACATCAACATTTTAATATAAAGTATGGAAATCATAAGACTTTAAAACAGATACTAGATGAAATAAAGGAATCAGAAAAATCAAAGTAAGAACATAAACTAAATAGGTGTAGGGATTAAATTATGTATTTCTATGCCTTAACTGTACTAGTGTAATAAAACAATAATACAAGGGAGTGTTAATCATGGAAGCATGGAGGGATAGATTGGACAAGTACTTTAATGGGGAGTTAAAACTATTTGAGGAAAGCTACACAATAACTTATCCATGCATTTTAAAGAGAGGCAGAAAAAGAATAAAAGCAAAGATAGATATGGATCATGGGATAGTCTACAACCTAAAGGGAAAAGAAATTAGGAAGGTGAAGGCGGTATGAATAGTATATTAGATGAATTTGATTTAGCTGGATTAAAATTAACGGAAGAAAAGAAAATTCAATTTAGAAAATTTGATGCAGATATGGATAAAATTCGTAACTTATTAGGTGAATTTGATAAAGACAAGTTAAGCGATTTACTAAACAGAGCCAGAGATTTGGCTAAAATAAAGCTTTTTCGTATAAAAGAAAATAAAACTTGTATTAAAACATGGAATAAAAATAAGTTTTATGAATAGGAGGACAAGCATGGATAAGGAACAACTAAAGCAATTAAGATATCTAAAAACAGAAATAGAAGCGATAAAGAAACAAATAGATAATCTAGAATATACAATGGCAATTGATAAAGTAAGAGGTTCTAGTTCTCATTTTCCTTATGTGCAAAGAAGTTTTACTATAGAGGGTGTAAACTACGAAGAATATAACAGGAAAACAATTAGATTAAGAAAGAAATTAAGTAGAAGAATAAGTGAATTGATGGATTTGGTAGAAGAAACAAATGAATTTATAGAAGGTATAGAAGATAGTTTAACAAGGCAGATTATAAGTTTAAGGTATATAAATGGACTAACATGGGAAGAGGTAGCTGCCAATGTGGGCGGAGGAACTACTACAGAAAGTGTTAGGAAAGTTGCAGAAAGATTTTTAAAATAAAGTTGTCCCCATTGTCCGATTTACTTATGTTATTATGATATTAAGCAAAAATATATAAAGCAGGGACTTATTGTACAAGGTAACTGCAAAAATAAAAAATATACAATGTATTGTGTTATATGTACTAAAAGCACTTAACTAAAGGTGGGTGATTCGCTCCCCACTAGAGGTTAGGTGCTTTTTACATACCTGGATAAGTCCAGGAGATTATATTCATATACATAAGGAGAATAAGACAATGAAACTAAGTAAATTTTTAGATAAATATATATTTTCTCAAAAGGAAGAAATACAAAATAAAAGTTTATATAAAGCAAACAAAAGGGAGTACTGCAAGAACTTTAAAAAAGGTAGTAATGGATTTTGTGAGCATTACATGGGATGCAAAGTAGATTTAATTAGTTGTTCAAATCAATGTGAGGTAGGTGGGATATGTGAGGATAGAAAAGATATTAAAAACTCAGCAACCTGATACACATAGGAAGTTAAATAAAAATATAAAACAGAATAAGAAAAAGTGTGGGAGAGGTAAGAAAGAGGATCTCTCCTTTTCTGATGTTATGGAATTGATGCAGCATGATAGTTATTGTAGGGGTAGAGGTGGAAGTATAAAGCAAAGAACATGGGGAAAATAGATTAAGAGTATTAAGAAAGAGATAACTTAAGAGTATACATTGCTAAAAGTCACTAATCTTTAAATAATTGAATATAATAATCATGTAAATATTGAAAAGGAAGATGATTTTATAATGATACCTAATTATTATGCTTTATGGGATGGATACTGGAGAAGTTATCGCATTAGTAGTGAAGCAGCTGTGCAAATTGCACTACAGCAGGTTCCAGGACAGGTAGTAAGAGTTGAGTTAGATGTTGAAGATGGTATATTAGTTTATGAAGTTAGCATTAGAACCACTGCTGGAATTTATGAAGTAAAAATAAATGCTAACACAGGACAGATAATTGAAGTTGATAGGGATTTTGATTAATTAAATTCTAGTAAAACATATTAATTTAACAAAGAGCTCATAAGGGCTCTTTTTGATTTTCAAAACAAACAAAGCAACTAGCAATGAGGTGGTGGTATGGAAAGTATAAGAGGACCAGATACTAAAGAACAGGCTAAGAAAGATTATTTAAAAGGTATGAAATATAAAGACTTAGCTGAAAAATATAAAGTTAGTTTAAATACAATTAAGTCCTGGGTAAAAAGATATGGTTGGTCGGAAGAGAAAAAACAAATGGGTGCACACAAAAATAAAAAAGGGTGCACCCTTAAATAATAAGAATGCAGTAGGCCATGGAGCTCCAGCAAAGAATAAGAATGCGGAGAAACATGGCTTTTTCTCTAAGTATTTACCGGAAGAAACTTTAGGAATAATGGAAGAAATAGAAACTAAGAAACCTTTAGATATATTATGGGATCAGATAATGTTACAGTATGCAGCAATAATAAGGGCACAGAGAATAATGCATGTTGAATCAAAAGAAGAAATGATAAAGGAATTAAAAAAGACAAAAGATTCATGGGGCGATAAAAGCTCATCAGAAGAAAGGGAATATGAATTCCAATTTGCTTGGGATAGACAGGCCACTTTTTTAAATGCACAGAGTAGAGCTATATCAGAGTTAAGAAGTTTAGTTAAAAATTATTTAGAATTAGAAGGATTAGATAAAGAAAGATCTAAAGCTGGTATTAAGGATTGGAAATCAGCTATTCAGGAGATTGCTAAACGTAGAGAAAAGAAGCAACAATCTGAGGTGAATTCAAATGGATGATTTTAATATATTTGTTGAGTTATTAGACATTTATTGGGATAATCCAGTAGCTTTTGCTGAGGATATGCTAGATTTTCACCCTGATGAATGGCAAGCTAAAGTAATGATGGACCTTGCAAATACTCCTAAAGTATCCGTAAGAAGTGGTCAAGGAGTTGGGAAAACAGGACTTGAAGCAACTATTATAATTTGGTTTTTATGTTGTAGGCCATTCCCTAAAGTAGTGGCAACAGCCCCAACAATGCAGCAATTATATGATGTACTTTGGGCAGAGGTAGCTAAGTGGCTAAATAAAAGTAAAGTTAAAGACTTTCTAAAATGGACCAAGACTAAAATATATATGATAGGCGAAGAAGAAAGATGGTTTGCTACTGCTAAAACGGCAACAAAGCCTGAAAACATGCAAGGATTCCATGAAGATTATATGCTTTTTATAGTTGATGAAGCTTCAGGTGTTGCTGATCCTATTATGGAAGCTATACTTGGTACTTTATCGGGAGCAGAAAATAAGCTTTTAATGTGTGGAAATCCAAATAAAACAAGTGGAGTTTTTTATGATAGCCATAATAGGGACAGAGCACACTATAAAACACATAAAGTTAGCAGTTTAGATAGTTCTAGAACTTCAAAAGAAAACATTGAAATGCTTAAGGAAAAATACCATGAGGATAGTGATGTTTATAGGGTAAGAGTTCTTGGAGAGTTCCCTAAGGGCGAACTTGATACCTTTATAGCTCTTGAATATGCTGAATTAGCAATTCAACATAATATTGAAGCAGTAGACCATATACTTCATTTTGGAGTGGATGTTGCCAGATATGGTGATGATGAAACAATTATTGCTCCTAGAATAGGTGATAAGGTACTTAAATTAAATTCATATAGTAAGCAAAGCACAATGGTTACTGTTGGCTATATAATAAAAACATTCAGAATTTATTTTGAAAAGTATCCATTCCTTAAAAGATGCAAAGTTAAGATTGATGATACTGGTGTAGGTGGTGGAGTTACTGATAGGCTTGAAGAAGTTGTAAAAGAAGAAGGACTACCTATTGATGTTATTCCAGTAAATAATGGTGGACAATCATATGATTTATATTATGCTAATTTAGGTACATGTATATGGGGAGAGGTTAGAGATGTTTTAGAAGAAAACTTTTCGTCGCATATGAGAGGAGGAAAGCCTAAAATACAGTTACCTAAAGATGAAAAGTTAATAAGTCAGCTTACTACTAGAAAATATAGAATAACAAGTAAAGGTAAACTCATACTTGAATCTAAAGAGGATATGAAAAAGAGAGGTTTAACTTCACCAGATAGAGCTGATGCCGTAGCATTATCACTTTATGATAGGACAGTATCTTATGATAAGAAGGTATATGAAAAAGGTATGGGACTTAAAGAAAATATTCTTAAACAATATAAAAAGAAAGGAGGAAACGTGTTCTAATGGCTGATATAAAACAAACTTTATTAAAATTTACTAATGATCAAAAGAAAGAATTAGAGAAAATTAAAGCAGATTATTATTTTTATCATGGTGCAGTAATTGATAAAGATAAAGCCTTATTAGATAAAACTTTATTAGGCCAAAGCTGGATAAATGCTGATGATTTGGATTATGTTCCTTCACAAGTTATAGATAATAAAATAAAGCCATTAATTCATAAGCAGGCACGTTTCTTTTTGGGGAAAGAGCCTGTTTTATTATTTAAGCCAAGGGATAGTAAAGATAAAAGTACATGCGAAGAATTAAGAGTATTTATAGATGATATTCTTAATGGTAGCCAGTTTTGGAGTGAAACAATGAAAGCTTTTAGATTAGCAACCGTAACTAAAAGAGTACTTTTAAGAATGGAAGCCAATCCTGAAGAAAGCATAAGATTATACTACCATGATGTAAATGACTTTAATTATGAGCTAGATCCAAAAGACTCAAGAAAACTTTTGTCAGTTACATTTGTTAGATTAAAAGAAAAAACAGATACTACTGAGATATGGAATAGATATACTTACGAAATGGGAAAGGCGAGTAAAAAAAGTTTAGAAGAAACATGTTTATTAACTATAGAAACATTTAACAATTTAGATTTAGAAAATCCGATAGAAACAAAAACTATAGATACAAAATTAACTAAGATACCTTGCTGGATACTGATTAACGAGCAGGACTTAATGAACAAAAATGGTAAAAGTGATATTACGGATTTAAAACCACTACAAAATAGTTATAACCAAAGACTATCAGATTTTAACGATGCTCTAAGGTTCTTAATGTTTGGGCAGACGGTTGTAATAGATGCTACAGAGGAAACAGTGAATGCTTGTAGAATAGCTCCTAATGCATTAATGGCTCTAGTTAGTATAGATGGGAAACAAGCTTCAGCTCAAAGAGTTGAAAGTTCATTTAGTAATGCTGAACCAGTTAAAATGTTTCTTGATATTTTAGATAAAAGTATGCATGACAAATTAAGCATACCTACTGATGATAGACTTAAAAATGTACCTTCAGCAAAAACTATTAAATATATATATAATGATTTAATAGCTAGAAGTGAAGAAAAATGGCATGATTGGGAACCTAACATTAGGAGTATGCTTAGATTATTAGTAGAAGCTTGCAGTAAGTTTAAATGCTATGAGCTATGGAAGTCAGAATGGGATAAATTAGAGTATTCTATAGTTCTAGATAAGCGCTATCCTATCCCTGAAGATGAAGAAGATAAGAAAAAGCTGGCATTAGAAGAGGTTAATACTAATGTAAGGAGCCATAGAAGTTATATTAAAGATTTCTCTAATGATGAAGATTATGAAGAACACTTTAATGAAGTTATAGAAGATATAACAACTATCAATGCAGCAGAGCAGGACCAATTTGTTAAAGCTGCAACTGATGAAGAGGTGAATATATGAGATATTTCATAAGAGGCGGATTATTACTATTTATAGTATTATTTTTCATGATGTACCATTAGAATGGCAGGGGTGTGCAGGATTTATTATAGGAGCTATAGTAAGTTTAACATTTGTTGGTAGTAAAAAATGAATGAGTATCAACGTAAGGTAATTCAAGGAAGAAAAGAGTTTCTTAAATTGGTCCAGAAACAGGAAAGGGAACTTTTAGAAATATATGAAAGGGCTAGTAGATATATAATTCAAAGATTTGCAAAATCTAATCCAGGAGGCATAACTTCTAGGTATTTAAATGAATTAGATAAATCTATTGATAGATATGTATTAGAGTTAAGAACTAACTTAAGTAAATCCATTAAAGATAGTATAGAAGCAAGCTCTCAAATAGCTAGCGCTGTACAGTTAAGCTATTTAGATGCAATAGTTCCTATGCAGGATATAAAGAGTACCTTTGATAAAATGTTTACTCAGTTGCCATCTAATATTACTAAGCAGCTTATAAATGGTAATTACTATGAAGATGGTAAAACACTGGATAAGAGGATTTGGAATATAACTAAAAAAAATTCAAAGGATATTGATACTCTTATAAAAATTAATGTAGCTAAAGGTGCCAATGCTAGAGAATTAGCTAAGGAACTGGATAAATATATTAATCCATATAAAAGAATTGAAGCTAAAACTTTAGAAACAGGTATGAGTAAGAATATTTCATATCAAGCACAAAGATTATCCAGAACAGCCTTAGCCCATGCTAATACTGAAACATATGTACAAGGTTCAAAAATGAATCCTTTTTGTAGGGGATTAAAGTGGAATTTAAGTCCTAGTCATTTTACTAGAATGAATGGTAAGACTGATATATGTGATACTTATGCTATTCAAGATATATATGATTTAGGAGCAGGTATTTATCCACCGGATAAGCTGCCGATTGGACATCCTAATTGTTTATGTTATCCTACTCAGGATGTTGCTGACATAAATAAAGCTAGAAATGAGCTGATAGATTGGATAACTGGAGAAAGTAATCCTAAATTAGATAAATGGATAGAAAATTATGGAGAGGAATTTGGCATAGAAAGAAGTTATCCGAAAATTTTTAATGGATTAGTTGCATCAAAAGAGGGAAATAGTGGTATAATAGATAATAAGAAATGGTTAGAATCTAATTTTTCTAGTGAAAAGAAATTTAATAGACATATAGAAAAACATTTGAATGAATATGGCACAATTACAGAAAAAGAATATTTGAATATTGCTAGAAATTTATTAGCAGAACCTTTAAGTAAAGATGTTGAAGGTTTTATAAGTGAATTAGGGTTTGTATTTAAATATAAAAAAAGTACAAATGATTTTGCAATAGGTAGAGCTGATGGTTATATTTCTACCCTTTATAAACCTATAAAAGGATATGACCAGTGGTTAGAAGAAATAAAGAAATATAAAAAGGAGGATTAGATATGAAGTGTCCGGTATGTTCTAAAGAAGTAGATATTTTTGATATTTGTGATAATTGCGGATGGCAAAACAATGGCCCAAAGGAAAAAGAAAATGATTTAGCAGGACCTAATAAAATGACATTGAAAGAAGCTAGAGAAGCTTATAAAGAAAATAAAAAGATAATTTAAAAGGCACTTACTAAATAAAGTAGTAGGTGCTTTTATTATGTTAAAAATGGGGTGTATGTAGTGAAAGTAATATGTGACAGCTGTAAAAGAGAATTTGAAATGTCACAAAACAAACTTAAAGAGAAATATTTAGGAGCAATGTATACGGAAGTATATTATGAATGTCCTAAGTGTAATAAAAAACATTTGGTTTGTGTTATGAATTCTAAGTGTAGAGCATTAAAAGGAAAGATGGAAGTTGAGATTAAAAATAAATTTTCAATTACTAATAGTATAGATGTAATACTACAAGATGAAAAGATAGATAATATTCAAGAAGAATTCAAAAGGGAGATGAATAAAATAAATGCCAGATAACTCTTAGTAATTCTATGTATTATTATTTTGTTTAAAAACAAGGAGGAAATATGTTTGAATACATCAGTACAAGTAACATTAATAATATGTATAACTGTAGTAATTTTAAGCTTTATAAATTTTATTGATACTAGATTAATATTAGATAAAAAAGATAGAATACAGCAAAATAAAGATATGGATATAAAGTCTTAGTAATAAGGCTTTTTTTATTTTAATTAAAATGGGAGGTAAGCAATTATGGGATTATTGGAATATTTAAAGAAAGTATTAGGAGATGAAGAAGGAGAGAAAGCTTATGATAAAATTTCAAAAGATAAAGATAATGTGCTTTTAGTTGATTCTAAAAAAGGAAGCAAGTATATAGAAAAGTCAGAATTAGATACAGCAAATAACTCCATCAAAGAGTATAAAAAACAATTAAAAGATAGAGATAAGCAGCTTAATGATTTAAAGGATAAAGCAAAAGATAGTGAAGAACTTTCACAAGAAATAGAAATTCTTAAAGCTGATAATGAAAAAACAACTAAGGATTATGAAGCTAAACTTAATCAGATTAATTTTGATACTAAGTTTGAAAAAGCTATAACTGGATATAAAGCTAAGAATCCTAAAGCTTTAAGAGCTCTTTTAGACATGGATAAAGTAAAACTTGTTGATGATACCTTCATAGGATTAGATGAACAGATTAAAACTTTGAAAGAAAGTGATGTTTATTTATTTGAAACAGAAACTCCAGGAGGTACTGGAAATATAGGAGGTGATTCATCTTCTGTAATTGATACTGATGAAGGAAAGTTAAGTTTAGGTGCTCGCTTAGCTAAAGAAAGAACAGAAGCTACAAAAGTAACAGAAGCACAAAATAAATTTTTTCATAGGAGGTAGAAAGATATGAGTATTGAAAGAAGCCAATCTTACATGGGCGAAAACAAAACAATATTACAATTCGCAGGGGAATTATTTCAAAATGCAATGGTAAAGGTTAAAAAAACTGATGTAAAAGAAGTAGAAGGTAAAAGAATACTTAAGGCAGGTACAGTAATAAGTAAAGATGGCAAAATAGTTGATGGATCCACAGTTACAAATGATAAGGCTTTTGGATTAGTTTATAGGGATATAAATTTAACATATTCACATGGTACAGAGACTGTTCCAGTAACTATTTTTGGATTTATAAAAGAATCAACATTACCTGAAACTGTTTCATCAGAAGCTAAAACAGCTATGAAGATGCTTATATTTTTATAATTAGAAGGAGGAATGAGTAAATGGATTGGAGAGATATTATAAACGTAAAAGAAATAGCAACTTATATTAAAGAGCTTCCACCAGAAGTAGTAATAGGTGAAGCTCTTTTCCCTAGAAAAAAACAATTAGGAATGGAATTAAAATATATTAAAGGTGCAAAGAAAAAACCAGTTGTATTAAAACAATCTGCTTTTGATGTAGCAGTAAAAATTAGAGCATTAAAAGCACAAGTAGATGAAGTTACTAAACAAATGCCATTTTTTAAAGAATCAGTGCTTGTTAATGAAAAAGATAGACAAGACTTATTACTAGCTACACAGGCTCAAAATAAAAATGTTATTGATATGATCATTACTAAAATTTTTGATAATTACAAGGATCTTGTAGATGGTGGAGATATGCAAATGGAAAGAATGAGAATGCAGTTACTTTCTGATGCAGGAGTAATTTCTATTGTTTCTGAGGATGGAGATGTTGTATTTGATTTTGGTGTTTCTGAAAAACATAAAGAAGTATTAGCTGGTACTGCTAAATGGTCAGATACTATTAATTCAAATCCTATTTTAGATATGATTAGATGGAAAAGATTAATGAAAAACGAAGGTTATATTGTAGATAGGGCAGTATTAGATGCAACTACATTTGGATGGATTACAGCTAATAAAAATATAGTTAAATCAGGATGGCCACAAAACCCAAATTACTTAGCTTCAGATGATGAAATTAAAGAATATATAAAAAAGAAAACAGGTATAACATTAGCTGAAGTAAGTGGTTCTTATAAATTAGAAGATGGCAGTGAACAACCTTACTTTCCAAGTGGCAAATTTACATTAATACCTACAGGAACATTAGGAGCGACCTATTATGGGACGACTCCAGAAGAGGCAGATAAGATGTTCTCTCAAGGTTCAAATGTTGAAATAGTAAGAACGGGAATAGCTATCATGTCAATGAAAAAGGATGATCCGGTAACAGTGCAAACAAAGGTATCTCAATTAGGTATGCCAAGTTTCGAGCGTGCTGATGAATGTTTCTTTGCTACAGTTAACTAAGAGTGGTTACTTTAGCCACTCTTTTAGATTTTAAACAGGAAGGATGATTAATATGGCAAATAAAAAAACAGTAAAGGCCAAAGCTTTAGTAAACTTAAAATATGATAAAGATTGTTTTAAGATAGGTAATGAATTAAAGGTTAGAATAGAAGATGCATTAGATATGATTGAAAAAGAACATATTGAACTTTTAGAAGAATTACCAGAGGAAAATGAAGAAGAAATAGGAGAATCAGCTAAGGAAGGTGAATAATTATGGGCACACCTTTGCATGTTTTAAAGTTTAATCTTCAGGAAAGGCAATTTCCTTATTTCTCAGATGAAGAACTTGAAATGTTATTAGAAAATAATGATAGTGATATTAAAAAGGCTAGCTACCAAGGCTGTATTATGAAAGCTCAGGCTGATGATGGTGTTAATCTAGGGCCATTAAAGACAGAATCTAATAGGAATTATTGGCTTACTTTAGCAGATAGTTTTAAACCTAAAGAAACATATAAGTATAATACATCAATGAAAAGAGTTGATGGCCAATGAATGAGGAAAGAATAAAATTGCAGGCTAAGAAGAGTATATCTAAAAACCCAACACATATAATTCTTATGAGAAATATAAAAAAAAGTAACGGTATGAGGGGTGGCGCAGAAAAGCCCAATAAAGTAGCAAAATTAGATATATTCCTTGATGATACTAAGCATAATTTAATTTTAGATAATGTAAAAGAATCTGGAACTGTTAAAAGAACTAGAGGTATTTCAATGTTTGCAGTAACTGAAGGAATAGAAATAAAAGAGGGAGATTACTTTGAAGCTAATGGTTATAAATATATAGTAACTTATCCAGGAATGATTATTAAGGATGTCTATAATAGCGATTTGGAAGTGATTAAGAATGGCTGATGGTTGTAAACTAGAAATGCATGGATTAGATGAAGCTATGAAAAAATTAAAAGAATTTACTCCAAAGCTTAAAGCAGCTCTTGCACTAGATGCTCAAAATATAGCAATGAATATGGAAAAATGGGCTAAAGAAAATGTAGTATGGACGGATAGAACGGCTCACGCAAGGTTATTTTTAACAGCCACTGTAAAATGGACAAATACAAATACATTAATGGTTGCATTAAGCCATCAAGTAGATTATGGAGTCTATCTTGAATTATGCAATGAAGGTAAATATGCAATACTTGAAAGGGCTATACAAGAGTTTGCTCCTCAGTTTATGGAAGGATGGAAGAAAATAGTCCAATCAGTAGGAGTGATTTAATGACAAGAAAAGAGATATTTGATATATTGGACCCTCTTTACTCTTGCTATGCAATAGGAGAACATGAAGGGGAATGTATAGAACCTTATGTGGTTTTAAAATTTGAAAATCAATTAGGAAGCATGAATAACAGTCAATGTGGTTGGCAGTTTGTTCATGTTTTTTATACGCTCCTTTAGGAGACATAACTGTACTTGATGAAATGTTAGATAAGGCCCAGAGAACCTTAAATGAAAAATTAGAATTTACAGGTGATATTACACCAGAAATTATAGAAGATGAAAAGAAAGCTTACTTTAGAAGATTAAAATACAAAATACCGAAGGAGGTAATTTAATGAGTACAACAGGAGAAATTTTATATAATGTTAAAAAGGTTATCCTAACACCGCTGAATAAATTAACAGGCTTACCATCAACTGATATGGAAAAAATAAATATAAAATGTGACAGTGAAATAGAAATAGATCCAGAAATAAGTCAGGGTCAGGAAAAACAACTAAGAGATGATGAAAGAATATTAGCTACTGCGGGCACACCAGACTTATTGTATGGTTATAAATTAAAACTTAAGAATACAACTCTTGAATTGGCTGTAGCAGCTCTTATAGAAGGTGGAATAATTCGTTATGATAAAGATGATTCTACAAAAATTATAGGATATGACACACCAATGCTTTCAGAAGGTTCTAAAATAAAACCTTTTATGGCAGAAATATATGCAGAAAATTACGAAGGAGAAGATGTAAAAAATTATGCTAAAATAACATTTAACAAATGTACAGGAAAAGCATTTAAAATGTCTCTTAAAAAAGATTTTTATGCTCCTGAATTTGAAATTAAATGTAGAGAAAATACTAAAGCTAAATTACCTATAAAGTCTATAGAATTTGTTGATTCATTACCACAAGACATAGAAGAGGGTAAAAAAGAATCTAATATTATAGACAATCAAGAACCTTAAAATCGAGAGCTATAGTAGGCTCTCTTTTTAAATTAAAATTTTAGGAGGAATTAGTATGGCAGTAACAAATATAGAGGAATTAAAAGCTAAAAAATATATAGAAGTAGAATTACCTGGATGGGATGTAGAAGATACATTTACAGTTAAATTGCAAAGAGTTAATTTATTAGATTTAGCAGCTAAAGGTAAGATACCTAATCCACTTATGGGACCTGTAATAGATTTATTTCAAGGAAAAGGCCCAGGAGGAAAAGATGAAGATAGTTTAAAAACTGTTAATGAGCTTGCTGAATTATTTTGTGAAACAACAATGGTTGAACCAACATTTAAAGAAGTTCAAGAAGTTATAGGCATGACAGATGAACAAAAAATTATAATATATAATTTTGCAGTGCACGGGGTACAGACCTTGGAGCCATTTCGTAAAAAGTCAAAAGATGATAAGTCTAATGACAATGGTGAAGATGTATCATAAGACACCAAGTGAGGTATTAAGAATTGAAGGTGAGTATGCAGCTTACTGCATTGATGAGGCTATGACAGAGTTTATATATAGAATAGAGAATGGAGAAAAACCACGATTTGAAATTAAAAACAAATATAGAAAAGATAATCCAGGATTAAAGATGCTTTTAGGATAGGTGTTCCAATATTGTAATATATATTATATAATTGATATATATTTACATATTGGAGGGGATTATATGGAGAAAATATCTAATAAAATTTCATTGTTATTTGTACTTATTTTATCTTTTACATTAATAGCGTTAGTAGGTTGTGCTCCAAAAGGAAAACCTGAAGAAACTTTAAATGCTTATTATGAAAACATGAAAAATAATAATGCAGAGGAATCTTATGCTTTATTATGTGAAGAAAGTAAAAGAGACTTTAAAAAAGAAAATTTTATCAAAATGGAGAAATGCTGAAAAAGAGATATATAAATTAAAAGACATAAAAGCTGAAAAAGTAAAAGAATTTAAAGGGAGTCTAGAAGATATAGAATTTAAGAATATTGTAGAATTTAATGTTACTGAAAAAGGTGAAGAAATTAATGATGATAATGAAAATAAAGAACAAAAACTAGAACACAAAATGTATGTTGTAAATGATAATGGCGAGTGGAAAATATATTTTGGTAAGAAAAGAGGAAATCAATTAGCTAGTCTTTCTTTAACTGAATTAGCACGTAGGAATTTAACAAAAGACGTAGATAAAGCTAATATCCTTTTAGAAGAAGCTACTAGATTAGATCCAAATAATAAAGATGCTGAAATACTCTTAAAGAGAATACCACAAATAAAAGCAATAAATTTATTGAAGTAAAAATATAATATAAAAAAGAATCGCTTATGCGGTTCTTTTTTTATACCTCAAAATAGGAGGTGAAGAAATATAAGCATTGATTTAGGAAGTGTATATTCAAGTATAGATTTAAGATTAGATAAATTTGAAAGCTCTGTATCAAAAGCGATACAGGGCTTTTATAAATTACAAACAGGTGCGGAAAAAGCAAGTTCTATAATGGATAAGAGTGTATATACTGCGGTATCTAATATAGAGAAAAGTTATAAGCTTTGGGAAAATGCTAATAAATCAAGTGGTAAAAGTTTAGAAGATAATAGTAAAAAAATTGAAGCTTATAAATCTAGCATGAAGTTACTAGATGATGAAATTAAAAAGTCAGAAAAGACTTTAGAAAATATAGGACAACAATGTGGTAAAAACTCAAAAGAATATGAAAATTATAAATCTCATGTATTAGATTTAAAGCTGAAGCACTCAGAATTGTCACAAGAATTAGAGAAAGCTAGTAAAACTACAGTTACTATAGCTGATAAATTAAAAAATCTTGATGAAGGTTATCAAAAAACAAGCACTCAGATAAGTAATTTAGAAAAATCCTATAAACTGCTCGATTTAACTCAAGAGAAAAGTGGCAAAGGTATCTTTGATAATTCTGAAAAGATGAATAAATTAAAAAAAGAAATGTCACTACTAGATAATGAGATAAAAAAGCATGAAGCTCTTTTAAAAGAAGTTGAACAGGAGTATGGCAAAGATTCTAAAGAAGTTGAAGAGTATAAAGGTAAAATACTAGATTTAAAAATAGCTCATGCTAATCTTGGAGAAGAATTAAAAAAGACAGAAAAAGAAGCTACTACTTTTACTGGTAAGTTGAAAATACTAGGTAATGAATTTGAAAAGATAGATAAAAAATATGAAACATTTGATAAAGTAGGAGATACACTCCAAGGTGTAGGTAATAAACTTACAACTCATGTTACTCTTCCTATTATAGGTGCAGGTACTGCAGCTACTAAATTTGCCTTTGACTTTGAAAGTGGTGCTGCTAAGGTAAGTACAATTGCAGATACTACAAAAGTTCCAATAGAAACGCTTAAAAAAGGAGTAATTGATCTTTCTAATAAAACTGGAATGAGCACTAAAGAATTGAATGAATCATTGTATCAAGCTATTTCTGGTTCAGTAGATACAGCTAAAGCTGTTGATTTCTTAGATGTGGCAGTAAAAGCTGCAAAGGGTGGTTTTACAGAAACATCCACTGCGGTTGATGGATTAACTACTGTTTTAAATTCATATGGATTAGAAGCAGATAAAGCTACAGATATTTCAAATCAGATGTTAATTACACAAAATCTTGGTAAAACAACTTTTGGTGAGCTTGCAAGTGCTGTAGGTAAAGTAACTCCGATAGCTGCTTCACTTGGAATCAAAACAGATGAATTGTTTTCTAGTTTAGCAAGTACAACTGCACAAGGATTAAATACTGCAGAATCTGTTACAGCACTTAAGGCAGCAATGTCCAATATAATAAAACCTTCAAAAGAAGCAGGAGAAGCAGCAGAACAATTAGGCATAGACTTTTCTGTTTCAGCTCTACAGAGTAAGGGATGGATGGGATTTTTACAAGATGTAAAGAAAGGATTATCTAATGCGAGTCCTGAATTTGATAAATTGAGCCAAAGCATGAGCGATAATGCTCATAAAATGCTAGAACTAGAAAATGCCGGAAAGAAAGGTACTAAAGAATATAAAGAATTAAGCAAAGCACAAAAAAATGCAAGTAAAGATTTGGAGATAATGGCACAAGCAGCAGATTCACCAATAGGTGCTATGGCTACTATGTTTGGATCAGTGGAGGGACTTAACTCCATACTTATGTTAACATCTGAAAATGGGGTAGCAAAATACAATGCATCTATGCAAGAGATGCAAACTAATACTACTGCTTTAGATGATGCCTATAACAAAATGGAACAATCTACAGAAACTAAATTTGTTAAGGCTATGAATAAAGCCAAAAATTCTCTTATGGAACTAGGAATTAAAGCATTGCCTATTGTTGAGAAGGGAATAGATCTAATATCTCGATTTGCTGATTGGATGAATAAATTAAGTCCTGCTACACAAGAGTTTATAATAAAGACAGGACTTGCTAGTGCAGCATTAGGACCATTTATAAGTGGTTTAGGTGGTGCTTTTAAAGGTGTAAATACTTTACTTAAAACAGGCAAAAAGGTAGGCGTATTTTTCGGAATCTTTAAGGAAGCTTCAACTGTAGCTACTGCAGTTGAAGGTGTAGGTACAGCAGCAAAAGTTGCTGGAGGTCCAGGAGGACTTGGATTATTTGCAGGAGGACTTGGGACGATTGGTAGTATAGCATTACCAGTAACAGCAGGGATTATAGCGGTTGGAGGAGCCATATATGTAGCACATAAAAATACACAATATCTGAATGATAGTTGTATAAAGAGTGCAGAAGATATGGGAGTTATGGAAACTGCAATGGCTAGACTTAATGGACATACAGTTTATACTAATAAAGAATTAGAAAAAATGAATGTAAAGCATAGAGAATGGAGTAAAAAAGTAAGTCCAGAAACTCAAAAAGCTTTAGATGGTATAGCCAATAAAATAGCCAATTATAATATGGAACTTAATGGAGCTTCTAAACTTGATAAATTAGCAGATGATGAAACTGGGAGAAACCTTAATGCTAAACTGGATGATATATGTAACAGTGCTATTAATAAAATAAAATCTAAGCAACCTGAAATACAAAAAACTTTAGCGGACAGTTTTAAAGCTGATGGGTTAGATGCAAATGAGAAAAAAATATTAGACTCTCTTAATAAGAGTGGAAATGATCAAATAAAAAAAGGTTCAGGATATTAAAAAGAAAATTTTAGATTTAGAAAAAAGAGCTAGCAAAGAAACTGGAGATGTAAGGCAAAATACGCTAAAAGAGATTGAAAAATTGACCCAACAAATTGGAAATATAGAAATGAAAAATACCGTTAAATCTAAACAGGAATTACTAGCAGCTCAAGCCGATTTTAATGCTCGTATGCAAAATTTAGATATGAAAGGTGTATCTAAACTATTAGAAGAAAAAGCAAAACTTAGAGATAAAGAAACTGATAAAATAAAACAAAATTACAATAAACAAATAGAGTATTTAAAATTAAATGCTCAAGATGTAGATGCAGAAACCAAAAAAATAATTGATGCTAAAATTACACAATTAGAAGAGGCAAAGAATAAAGAAATAGGTGTAGAAAATGAAAAATATAAAGGTTTTTTAAATACAGCTATGAAACAATATCCTGAATTAATAAAATATATCGATGTAGAAAATGGAAAGATATTAACTAATGAAGAAAAATCTAATAATCAAAAATTAATTAATTATACGGATCACATGGAAAAAATAAATGGCATTACAAAAACAGGATATTATGAAATAAAAGATACGGTAACAGGTCAAATGCATGGGTGTTATGTAGAAGTAGACCAAAATAGTGGAAAAATACGTGGTGTTTGGGATAATACAACGCATGAAGTATATGGTAATCCAATAAGGCCACAATCAGATATAGCTAAAGATTTATTGAACGGGAAAAGATTTCAGCCTATAAAAGATTCTTATGACAGAAAAAAAGATGATATATGGGAAGCGCCAATAAAAGTTGCAAGTAAAAAAAATAATAATCTTTTCGATTGGGTATCTGAAGCTTATAACGCTATTAAAAGTGCAATAGGAAGTAGTCCAATAGTTGTAGGTACTTCAGCTAGCAAAATAGCTAATATAGGAGAAAAATGGACAGGAACTGATTACTTTGAAGGTGGTTTAACTTGGGTTGATGAAGATGGATCAGAATTAATACAATTACCAGGTAAAGGACCTAAACTAGTAGATTTACCTAAAGGGACTAAAATATTCAATAATACACAATCAAACTCTATGAAAAACAGATTGTCTAAAAAACAAGTTAAAAATACTAAAGGTTATGCTGCAGGTACAGATTTTGCGGAAGCAGGAATACATGAAGTCGCTGAAGATGGTTTTGAGATAGTAGCATCTAGGCAGTATAGATTATTTAACGGTGGAGAAAAAGTATTTAATAATAGAGAATCTAAAAAGATATTAACATCATTGTTAGAGGATAATAAAGCTAATAATAATCCTGAAAATATTGCAAAAGAAGCCATGTCTGAGGCTAAAGAAAGTATAGCTGTTAACCCTAGAGTTGGTGTATCTGAAAGTGTAATGAAAGATAGATTAGCAAGACAGCTAAATTGGGGAGCTAATAGTAAAAAAGAGTATCAAAAATATCTAGAATTTATAGACAAACTAAATAAAGAAGAAATTGAAAAGAGTAAGGAATATCTAAAGGAAGACTATGAAAATAGAGTTAAAAGCGTAGAGGATAGACTTAGAATATTAAAGAATGAAAATTCTATAGAGTTGCAAACAGAAAAGTCACGTATAGATTCACAGATAGCCTATTATCAAAAATTGCAAAGAAATACTAAGGATAAGAAGGCTAAGGCTAATTATGCTAACCAAATAGCTGCTTTAAGACAGTATCAAAAACAAGTTTTAAATACTACTAAAGCTAATCAGAAGTCACAGATAGATAGCCTTGAGCGTTCAAAAAGGGCGCTTAAAGAATATTATGATGATGGTATGAAATTACTAGACAAGAGAGAAAAAGAAGTTAAAAAATCTCTTAAAGTACAAGAGAATTCATTTAATAATACATTGAATGAATTCAATGAGGCTATAAAAAGGTTAGGTATTGACACTAAAGATTTAAATCAAAATTTATTAAATCATCAAGCTATAGTTATTCTTCAAGGAGAAAAAATAAAAGAACTTGAAAATAGATATAAAGAATTAGCGAAGACTTTTGGGTATACAGCAGAGGAAACTGTAAAGGCTAAGAAGTCGTTAGAAGAAGCTAAAACTGAACTAATCAACATGGGAAATTCAGTTGATGATGCAAAACAAAAGATTATAGATGCTCAAAGGGAAGTAGATAAAAAGTATCTGATAGTATTAATAATATAGTTGATAGAATTAAGTCAGCATTAAAGCAAAGATATGAAGATGAACTAAAGGCACAAGAAGATCACATAAATAATGAGCTTAAAAATTTAGATAGATGGAAAGATGAATCTATAAAAAGAATAGAAAGCTTTTATGATGCTAAGATTGAAGCTATAGACAAACAACTTACAGAAGAAGATAAAGCCGATAAAGATGCAGCAGAAAAGAGGAAAATTAAACAGTTAGAATCAGCTATTGAGTATGAACATAATGAATTTAATAAAGCAGAAATGCAAAAAGAACTTAATAATCTTATTAAAGAGAGAGAAAAAAGGCTTCATAAGGAACAACTAGAAGAACAGAAAGATAAGCTACAGAAGGAAAAAGAAAATGAATTAAAAAGTATTAATACTATATATGAAAGTAATAAGCAGAGCTTAGAAAAACAACTTGAGGATTATAGAAATTTTTATGCTAAAAGAATTAATGATGCAGCTCTTCAAGCACAAGCTGAAAAAATGATAATGGATAATAATCAGAAAGATATCCTTGAATTATTACATTCTTATGAGGAAGCTTATCAGCAGGCAGGACAAAGTCTAGGTGAAAGGCTTGTAGAAGGATTCAAACCTAGGATAGAAGAATTAAAATCTATGTTAGCTAGTGTACAAAGTAGTTTTGAAGAGGCTAGAACTTCTGCTTTAAATGCAATGGCTCAAAGTGCTATTGTAAATTCTGTATCATCATCTAGTAATATAACAGCTACTACTGATAACAGAAAAAGTATAGTAAACCACAACAGTTTTACATTTAATAATCCTAAAACACTTAGTCCTTCTGAGGAAAGAAGACAAACAGAAACAATGTTAAGAAAAATAGCATTTGAATGTAGGTGATAAATTGCAAAAATTAATATTTAAGAATGAAAGAGGACAGAGTATAGAATTAGGAAACTTTGCCCCTTTTATTTTAACTAAAATTGAAGGTACAGGAAGTCCTAAAACTACAATATTAACAAGTAAATCGCCTGGTCAAGATGGTAGGAGTCATCATGGTACTCTTTTAGAAGAGAGGATTTTACCAATAGAAGGAGCCATAGTTGGAGATACTGTAGAGGATATGTATACGAAGAGACAAAAGCTTTGTAGCATATTTAATCCTAAGATAAACGGTACTCTTACTTATATTAATAATGCTAGTGAGCATGTTATCAATTGTATTGTAGATACTCCTCCAACGTTTAAAGAATCTGTAGATGATATGCAAGAATTTTTAATACAGTTTTATTGCCCTGATCCTTTGTGGATGGATTTGATAGAACAAAAAGAGGAAATAGCTTTATGGGTTGGAGACTTTCATTTTCCTCTCATAATACCAGAAGAAACAGGAATTATTATGGGACATAGAGTAAGTAATCTAATAGTTAATGCTAAAAATAAAGGTGATGTAGAATGTGGTATGCGTATCGAATTTAAAGCACTTGCAACTGTAGTAAATCCTTCATTATTTGATGTATATACTAGAAAATATATTAAAGTTAAAAGGACATTGCAAGCTGGAGATAAGTTGGTTATAAATACATCCTTCGGTAATAAAAGAGTAGAAATGACTAAGTCTAATGGAACTAAGATAAATGTATTTAATTATATAGATTTAAATTCCACATTCCTTCAATTGGCACCAGGAGATAACTTACTCAGATATGATGCTGAAAAAGGATTAGATAACTTGGAAATGGCTGTATACTATAAACCTTTATATATAGGAGTATAGATTATGAATGATATACCTATAAGAATTATAGATAAAGATTTTAATTTACTTGGTGAAATTGATAACTATGAGAGTTTAATTTTTATTAGACGTTTTTTTAAAGTTGGAGAATTTGAACTTCATATAAATATAGATAAACAAAATACTGATAAACTCCATGAAGATAATTTAATTTTCTTAGGAGTTTATTTTAATAAAGTAGGGATAATTGAACATATAGATAAATCTATGAGTGAAGATGGTAAAGAACAGTTAGTTATTAAAGGACCTACTTTAAAAGGCATAGCTAAAAGAAGATTAATAATACCATCCATAGGACAAGGATATGATAATGCAATAGGATCACAGGAAACTATTATTAAGCAATTTACAAATAACAATATAGTCAATCCAGTAGATGTAAATAGAAAAATCCCGCAAGTAATTATTGCTAAAGATAAACAAAGAGGAAAACAAGATGCTTGGCGTACTAGATATGAAAACTTAGCGATAAGATTACAGAAATAGCTGAGTATAGTAATTTAGGTTGGGATATTACATTAGATACAAACAATAATAAATTTGTATTTGATGTAATAGAAGGTAAGAATTTAACAGTAGACCAGGAGCTATTGCCCCCAGTAATTTTTAGTGTGGATTTTGACAACATAAAAAATAAGCATTTTGTTAAGAGCTTATTGAATTATAAAAATGTAGGCTATTGTGGTGGCAAAGGAGAAGATGAAGAAAGATTAATACAACAAGTAGGAGAGGCTAAAGGATTATCTAGAAATGAGGTTTTTATAGATTGTAGCCAAGCTGATGATATTTCCGAATTAAAGAGTATGGGTAATCATAAATTAGATGATTTTAAGATAGTAAATACTTTTGAAGCACAAGTAATTCCTTACGGAGCTTTTATTTATGGCCAGGATTGGGATTTAGGAGATATTGTTACCGTCCAGGATAAAAAATGGGGTGTAACTCTTAATAGTAGGATTACAGAAATTAAAGAAATATATGAAGTTAATGGTTTCAATTTAGAGTGTGTATTTGGGAATAGCATCCCTACTATTATAGATAAGATAAAAAAGGTATCTAAAAAGGATGTGAGATAATGGAGAAGTCAGGGTTTTTTAATGCTATGAAAGTAGCTAATACGTGGGATAGGGTATATAAAGCAGATAATTTTGCAGGGTATTTTGCTACATTTATAGGTAATGGTGTTTTCCCTAATCCTGCTAAACAGTTACAAGTATTAGAAACAGATAGAATGAATGTAATTATTAAACCAGGTAAGGCATGGATTAATGGATTCATATATATAAATACAGATGAATTAATATTACCCATAGATGTTGCAGATGGTGTATTGCATAGAACAGATAAGATAGTATTGCGATATGATGTTGTTGAAAGAGAAATAAGAGTAAAAATAAAAAAAGGTGAGTTTGCTAGTGAACCTAAAGCACCACAATTGACCAGAAATGCTGACATGTATGAATTAGCATTAGCAGATATAAAAGTTAATGCTGGAGCTATAAAAATTACACAAGCGGATATAACAGATTTGAGATTAAATAAAGAACTATGTGGGATAGTGCATGGAGTAGTAGATCAGGTAGACACAACAGCAATATTTAATCAGTTCCAAGATTGGTATTCCAAAACTAAAGAAGCTTATGATAAAGACATTGCTATGTGGACCAAAGACAAGAAAGAAACCTTTGATAAATGGTATAAAGAAAGTACAGAAGATTTTCTAAAACAATGGAATGAATGGTTTGAGAATACAGGAATATGGGAGAAAGATTTTAACAATTGGTTTGAAACCTTAAAAGATAAGCTGGATGGAAATATAGCAGCTAAATTAACTAAAGATGTAGAACAATTGAAGAAGGATGTTGAAAATATTGATATCCCTGTTAAGTCTGTAAATAAGAAAACTGGAGATATAGAACTTAAAGCAGCAGATATAACTACAGAAAATGGACAAACAATTGAGACACAATTGGCTGATATTACGACACAACAAGGTGATCTACAAAACTTAAAAACTACAGATAAAACTAATATAGTAGGAGCAGTAAATGAGCTTTTTCAAAATGCCAATAATGGTAAACAGAATTGGGTAGACGTTATTGGCAGTCCTCTTAATATAGAGGATACTTTTTCTACCTTAAAAAATAAAACACAGAATTTAAAAAACTCTATGGCTGAAAAATTAACTACTAAAGGTCAAGATAGCAAAGGAATAGAAGATCTACAAGTTTTAATAAATAAAATAGACATGCTTAATTCTTATGATATAGATATGCTTTTTTTAAAATACGGGAATATATTTAATAATTTGACATCAACAAATACAAGTTTTTTAGGAATAAATTTAAAGTCTAAAAGAATTATTTCTAAGCATACTATTGAAGAAAAATTTAATATATTAGATTTTCAAGGGAACGTATTACAAACATTCATTATTCCACAAGAGATAGGAGTTCCTGTGTATTATGATCCTAGGAATGATTTGTTATTATGCCAGCTTAATTATAATTACAATGATCGTATAACTATAATAGATATTAATAATAACATTGTTAGTAAATATGTTTTTGCCAGTAGATATGAAACGGCAATTATGTATTTTATCGATAGTGATAAATACATATATATTGTTACTAGATTACACGATAACGTACAAGGATACCCAGAATTACGATTGTATAAACTTAAGTCAGATGGTACACAAATTGCTACATTGCGTATAGACAACTCAATTGATACAGGTAGAATAGATAAAGATAATAGTTATATTAAAGAAAGAGAAAATGACATAATTGCGCGAGTAATGTGGCTTTACTCTGATGGATGTATTATTTTAAAAACTAATAAAGAACTAAATAGATATAACAAGGTGCATATTCCAGGTAATTTAAATATTAATATTGTAGCTGAAACTTTATTAATATAATGAGAGGAGTGTTATTTTTGTATTTTTATAAAATATTAAATTTTTATAACGAGTTTGGACAGGTTAATTATAAGGGGTTAAATATAAATAAAAATATACCAGGTAGCCAACGTTATGGAAAAACAATAGCCATAATGGCTAATATAGAAGATATAAAATCTAACGAAGATTTAGAACAAATAACAGAAGAAGAATATTTAAAATTAAAACAAGAGATAGAAGAAGATAATAAAGATTTAAATACACAACCAAGTCAACAGGATGCTATAAATGCAAAATTGCTTAAGGACAATGCCAATATGCAAATAGAGCTAAATAAACAAAAAGAATTAAATTCAACTTTATTATTAAAAATAGCACAATTAGGAGGTAATACAAATGCTTAGTTATATTAAAGAATATTTTTTAATGGGGTTATATGTGGAAGAAGATTTAGATATTTTTGTACAAGCAAAATGGATAACTATAGAAGATAAAGAAAATATAATTAAGACACAATAAGAAGATAAGTTACGCAATAGATAAATATTATTGTGTAATAAAAACTGAAAATTATTTAGGCTACTGAGATGAACTGTATAAAATTATAATAAAACAATAATTATTTATAAGAAATTCTTGAATTAATTAACTTAAAGGAATATGTTTAATAAATGATTAAAGAATTGGAATCTTTTGAATAAGAAGTTTATAAATAGAATTTCCATTACTATTATGATAATATATTATAAAGGAGTGGAATTATGGACAACAATAGAATTTGTATAATTTGTAGAAAAGTTAAGAACAATTCTCAATTCAATATAGAACATATAATTCCTGAATCAACTGGAAATAAGAAATTAACTATAAATTCTTTATGTAAGGAATGTAATAGTAAATTAGGGAAAAAAGTAGATTATGAAATAACTAACAATATTATATCTGAGTTAGATAGGTTCACAAATAAAATCAAGGGCAAATCCGGTAAAATACCTAATCCTTTTAGGAAAGGTAAAACTATGGATGGTAGGGTAATATATTGTGATGAAAATTTAAAACCCAGACTTGAAACTATAGTTGAATTTGATGAAAATTTAAAGAAATATATAGTATCTGCGCCATCATTGGAAGAGGGAATTAAGATTATAAATAAAAAACTTAAAAGATCCGGCAAAGCTAATTTAACTGATGAACAAATTAAAAAAATTAGAGATGAATCAAAAGTAAAAATAAAACAGCCTATTATGCAAATCACAAGAGAAACAGATTTATATAAAATTGAGATGGGATTTATTAAAATTGCTTATGAGTTTATGTATTATAAAATTGGAGACAAATACTTGAAAGATAAGCAAGGAAGAATATTAGCTGAGATATTAAATAATTATATATATAAAAATATAGAAAGCAATCTTGATAGTATAATAGCAGAATTGCCTTATGAAAAACATAAAAAAACTAGTGAAAACTTTAAAAAAATTAGGTGAGCAATTGTTTGGAAATGAAAGTATACATTATATTCAGATAGTAGAAGAAATAAATAAAACATCAGTTTTTATAAGCTTGTTTTCAAATTTTATTTATTCTATTGTTGTAAGTAATAAAAGTTATAATTTAAATAATGCTGTGTGTATAATGAATGCTAAAAATGGAGAAATGAACATGTGTTAAAATTAATATATTTTAAAATAATCTAATTTAACAAATTTTATTGATAACCTTAAATGGAAGCAAATTTAGAATATGTAAAATATGATGAAGAACTTATTAAATATAGGTTCTTTTTTATTTTGCTTATTTTTATATCAAAAGAAAAAAGAAGGGAAGATACAAATGAAAACAGTAAAACTATTAAGTTTATTTAGTGGAATAGGAGCATTTGAAAAGGCATTAAGAAATACATCAATAGATTTTGATGTAATAAATTATTGTGAAATAGATAAGTATGCTAGTTATGCTTATAGTATTTTACATGATATTAGTGAACAACTAAACTTATGTGATGTATCTAAAATTAATCCAGACACATTAAAAGAGTTTGATTTATTAACTCATGGAAGTCCTTGTCAAAGTTTTAGTCTAGCAGGTAAGGGCGAAGGTGGTGACGAAGGAAGCGGAACAAAATCATCATTAATGTGGTACACAGTTGATATTATTAAAAAGAAATTACCTAAGTATATAATTTGGGAAAATGTAAAGGCGGTAACATGCAAAAGACATAGACATAATTTCTTAAAATATATAGATACATTGAATAAATTAGGTTATAACAACTATTTTAAAATACTAAATTCTAAAGATTATGGAGCTCCACAATCAAGGGAAAGAGTGTTTGTCATTAGTATAAGAAAAGATATAGATACTTGCTTGTTTAAATTTCCTAAGCCTATAGATAGTCTTACTTCAATTAATAGCATATTGGATGAAGATATAGATAAAAAATATTATTGTATTAATAAATACACAAGAGATTTTATCAATAAAGTAGATAGAAAAGCTGCAGATAATAAGGAGCCTAATAAGTATGGTTTACTAAGAGTAGGAGAAATTAAAAATCCTAATGCTTTAGATATGAATAATAGAGTATTTTCAACTGCAAGTACTTGCCCTACTATTTTAACTGGGTCTCACAGTGTTCCTAAAATCATGGAATATAAGTTAAGAAGACTTACTCCATGTGAGTGCTGGAAGGCTACCGGCTTTACACAAGAAGATTATTGGAATGTAAGAAATGCTTTAGAATTAAGATTTTATAATGGGAAAGATAAAAGTGATAGCAAGATGTATAAAATGGCAGGAAACTCTATTGTAGTTAATGTTTTAGAGCATATATTGAAAGAACTATTTAAAAATTAAAGTGTGGCTCCTATATTATTTATATGGAGGTGTAATGTGGAATTAAAGGTCTGTGAAGAAAAGCATAAAAGGTTAGAAGAAAAAATAAATGTACATGATACTAGACTTAACGATCATGCTGGTAGGATTGATAAATTGGAACAAAATCAGAGTAGAGTAGATGTAAAAATAGAAAATCTTTGCGAACAAATTAAACAATTGGTATCTGTTTTAAAGTGGTATATAGGAGTATCGGTAGGAGCTTTAATAAGCTTCTTTTTTTATGCAATTCAGCACAATTTATTTAAATAGGAGGAATGTTTATGGAAATCAATTTAATGGATTATATTATAGAACAAGCTTTAATATTAATACCAGCTTTATATGTACTAGGTATTATGTTAAAACAAACTAGTAAAATAAAAGACTGGACCATTCCATGGATTTTATTAGTAATTGGAATAATTGGAGCTATATCTTTAATGGGATTAAATCCAAATGCAATAATTCAAGGTATATTAGCTACAGGTGCAGCAGTATATACTAATCAACTAATTAAACAAAGTACAGAAAAAAAAGAGCAGGATTAATGCCTGTTCTTTTTAACTTTAAGGAGGTTATAAAGTGGCAAAAGGAATAGATATTTCAATGCATAATGGCTCTATAAACTTTGGAGCAGTAAAAAGTGGTGGTATTAGTGTAGTTATTATAAAAGCTACAGAGGGAGTACAATATGTAGACCCACTTTTAGGACAACATTATAATAGTGCTAAAGCAGCAGGGTTAAATATAGGATTTTATCACTTTATGAGTGAGAAAACAGACCCAACACAACAAGCAATAGACTTTTGGAACTCTATTAAAGATAAGCAATTCAATGTTATTCCCGTTTTAGATATAGAAACTAATAACCAGGGAAGAAGCCAAAGTCAAATATCAGATAGGTGTATACAATTCCTAACTAAATTTAAAGCACTAAGTGGACTAAATTGCATGATTTATACTGGCGGTTTCTTTGGTAGAGATAATTTAGATAATCGTGTTAAACAATATCCAGGATGGATAGCACATTACGGAGTTAATACACCTATGGCAACAGGATTTAAAGTTGTTGGCCACCAATATACAGAAGATGGACGTATAAATGGTGTAAATACCAGAGTAGACTTGAATAATTTTACAGATGGAATATTTATAGGCTCTCAAAATACCATTAAAGAAACTAAGGAAATGAAAATACAAAAGATGCTTGTTACAATAGGTTATCCTATAGGTAACAGTGGTATAGATGGAATTATAGGCAATGGGACCATTACAGCTATAAAAGCATTTCAAAGAGATTGTAACTTAGCTGTAGATGGTATATTGGGAACTAATACATTGGATAGATTAACTAAAGAATATAATAAAAAAATTGGTATAAAAGAAGAAGTTAAAAAGGAGGAGTTTGATATGGATAAAGTAGTATTATATTTTGGAACATTGGATGCTTTAAGTGCGGTGTTGGTATCTCAAAAGCATCAATGTCCTATGATGCTTAAAGAGGATTATGATAATAAGAAAGTAAAAGCAAAAGAAATTATACAAATTGGTGGTAAACCTGGAACAGATAGATATGATTCTTTTAAAGATGCTGCTAAATTAGTATAAAAAGGGTGGTGGTTCCTTAATTGGATCTGCCACTTTTTTATTTTTTGTATATATTATTGGACAAGTTGTAAAATATTGTAGTAAAATAAAAGAAAGCACATAAGATAATGGTTTGAAGTGTGCTTTCAAGTAAAAATAGAGTTTCAATTGTTTTATCAAATATATTATAACATGAATTCTCTATTAAATAAAATTTAAAATGGAGGATATATGGACATAGAATTAATTAAAAATACAATAATTAAGGATTCACCTAATTTTTTCAAACAAAGATTAATAAATTTAATAGTAGAAAATGGAATAGGAACATATAAATTTAAACAAGAGCCTAATTTAATTCAACTTAAAAATAAGTCAATTAATGAAAAAATAAAAGAATGCATTGATAAAGAACCATTAACTATAAAGATGATTGATTTATTAGAGATAAACAAAGGTTATAGGTATTCTGCAGTATTTGAATACGATAAGTTAGATATGGCTTCTATTCAAACAAAATGTATAGATATTAATTCAGAATACTATAAGGAAATTGGAGCTAGCATAGATGAATTGGAAAAGCTGTATCTAGAAGATGATAAACAGGTTTTTATAAAATTCCATAAGAAAATTAGTATATTGGAAAAGGGAGATAATCCTACATGGTATGATGTTAGGTATCCTATTATTATTATCTTTCATAAGGATTTAAAGCTATTGGAAGTGAGGTTTGATAGGATTAATACAGATAAAGAAAAGGGCTATTATAAAATTGCTATAGAAACTTGTTTATCTTGGCTAAGCACTAATGCCAGTTTAAAATATAAATATATTAATTTAGATGGAATTATAAGATATATTATTGATAGCCCTGAAGAACTAGCTAAAGAACTAATTTGGGCAGGTGAATTGCAAAAATCACAGGGAATCACGTTAAAAGCAGGAGAAGATATGACGATGCCATTTTTTGATCAATTAAAAATTGAAAATAAAAAAATGGAAGCAAGAATATAAAGATAAGCAAGAGGCTATAAATTGTTTAAATGAAGTTGAAGATTACCTAAATAAAACTAAAAAATATGCAAATGATAAGTTTAGAACGCTTAGAGTGATTAAATATAAAAAAGATGGAAAATATATATTATTAGATGAGCCAATTGATTTAAAAATAACATTTAATTATGGAGAAACTTTATTGGACCTAATAAATATATATGATAATGAGTTAAATGATATGGAGAGGATAAATTATGTTATCGAAATTATTGGAGGGGTTAGAAAAAGCATTAAAGAATTACAAAATAAAATTAACCGATAATCAAATTCAAAGTCTATCTGAAATTTTAGATTTTTATTCTGGTGGTGTAATACCTATGAGAACTGTTAGAAGAGAATTAAATCTAAGCATGGATGAAACAGAAGATTTAATGATATATTTAGAAACAAAAGGAATATTAAAAAGTGCATATAAGGTATATTGTCCTGATAAATCAGAATGTATTAGAGAAGAAATCTATGATGATGTAAGAGACATCCCTAAAGCGCATTGTGATAAGTGTGATGAAAGATGTATTTATTTAAAAAATATTATTGTTGTTTTTAAGGTGGTTTAAATTTTAATGCTAAATGAAAGAGACTTTATGGATTATAATAATTACTTAAGAAAACAAGCAAAAATAGATCCTAAATTTGCAATAAAACAGCTGTGTTGTATTTCAGATAAACAAATAAAGAAATGCAAAGAAATAATGAAAGAAATTAATATTAAAAATGTAGAAATATCAAAATGTAATAATTATTCTACTAAAAATTCTCTTAATAGAGAAAAAGGGAGATTACTAGAAAGCTTAGCTAAACTAGTATTAGAATCAACAGATTTATTTATTATACACCCTAACATACGAGATCATACAAATGAAATAGACTTATTAATAACACCATCGGATTATAATAAAATACATAGCATTGTATTGCCACAGTACCTTAGAGAAGATATTCTTGTAGAATGCAAAAATTATGATAAGAAAATTGATGTTAATTGGGTAGGAAAATTCTCATCGCTTATTAATACTCATATGGTTAAAATGGGTATTATATTTTCTTATAAAGAGTTTGCTGGCAATAGTGAGTGGCAATCATCCAAGGGGTTAAGCAAAAAATTTTTTAGCAGAAAAGAAAGCAATAATAAATATTAATTTTGATGATATTAATAAAATCTTAAATAAACAGATGAATACTGTTGAATTAATTGAATATAAATATGATGCTCTAAAACATCATATAGATTATAGTAAGTTAATAACTAAGCACCCAGCTGAATTGTAATAAAACGATGAAAAATTTTTGTATTTAAAATTAATATGTATTAAAACAAAAAAGAACCCCAATAAATAGGACTTTTTTTATATGGAATTTTCTATGTTGGTGCTGTGTTTTGGTCTGTTTTTATTATATTCAATAGATAATAATTTTAATCAAAAGATACTTCTGAGATGGAAGTATCTTTTTTATTTTTTGTGCAAATTAAAGGAAAAATATTGTCAAAGATAGAAATTATTATTAGATAATATATTAATTTTATAAAAATATCAGGAGGGATATTATGAAAAAAATAACAGAAATTGAAGCTAAGAATTTAGCAGAAGAAAATAAACAAAATGGATGCGTAATAGAATACATAGGGGTTGAAGATGTACCATATAAGCATGCGGCACAAGAATATAAAGTTTTTCCAGATGAATTGAAGAACAAAAAGGTTTATTCTTTTCATGAACTCGATAAGTATGGTGCTGCATCAAGTCAATATTATATTGATTTTGAAGGAAATGTATATAGAGATACATTACCCATTAATAATCAATGTGTAAAAATAAAATAAATGTAACTTAAACTGCTTTTAGAAAGCAGTCTTTTCTATGTAGCAATATTTAATTATATATAAAGGAAAATTGTTTACAAAAATAGAAATATTTATAGAAAAATATTATTTTTAGGGAGGGATATTGTTGAAGAAAAAAATTAGCATAGCAACGTTATTTTTAGCTTTATTTTTATTAGTTACAAATAGTACTGTTTATGCAAAACCAAATTCTAAAAGACTCCAAGGGCAAAGTAGATATGAAACTTCATCTGCTATAGTAAGTCATGGATGGGAAAGTTCACAATCTGCTATTATAGCTAGTGGAGAAGGATTTGCAGATGCCTTATCATCTGCACCATTAGCAAAAAAACTTAATGCACCAATAATACTTACAGAAGGTAAACAATTAAACTATAATGCAAAACAACAATTGGAAAGATTACAAGTTAAAAATGTAATTATAGTTGGTGGTCCAGGATCTATTTCTTATAATACAGAAAATCAAATTAAAAATTTAGGAATAAGCACTAAAAGAATCTATGGAGCAAGTAGATACGATACATCTTTAGAAGTAGCAAAAGAAATTGGGGTTGAAAACGGAGTAGTAGTTACTAATGGTTTAGGATTTGCTGATGCTTTATCTATGGCACCTATAGCAGCAAATAAACAAATGCCTATATTATTAACTCCAGCAGGAAATTTGCCAGCTAATACAAAAGCTTTTTTAAATTCTAATAAATATAATAAAAGCTATGTTATAGGTGGACCTGCAGTAGTTAGTAATACTATACAAAATAATTTGGAAAATCCTAAAAGACTTTTTGGTCAAGGAAGATATGATACAAATGCAGCTATATTAAATGAATTTAAAAATGATGTAGATCTAAACAACGTATTTTTAGCAGCAGGAACAAATTATCCAGATGCATTATCAGCATCAGCTTTAGCAGCTAAGAATAATTCACCTATAATTTTAAGTGATGGAGCTAGTATAAATAATAATGTAATGAACTTTGTAAAATCTAATAATGCTAAATTTGGAGAAATTATTATTACTGGTGGAACAGCTGTACTAAATGATGTTGTTGTAAAGAGTATTGAAGAAGGAAGAAATATAGGTCCAATGACAATACATTATATTAATGTTGGACAGGGAGATTCTATACTTATACAACAGGATGGACACAATATGCTTATAGATGCTGGGACTAATGCATCTGAGGGAACTGTTGTAAATTACTTAAAATCTAAGGGTGTATCTAAATTAGATTATGTAATAGGTACACACCCACATGAAGACCATATTGGTGGGTTAGATAAAGTTATAAATAATTTTGCAGTAGATAAAGTTATAATGCCTAAAGTAACACATACTACACAAACTTTTAAAGATGTTATAACCGCAATGCAAAATAAGGGACTTAAAATAACTACTCCAACAGTAGGAGATAAATACTATTTAGGTGTAGCAGATTTTACAATATTAGCACCTAATAATAGCAGTTATGATAACTTAAACAATTATTCTGTAGTTATAAAACTTAAATTTGGAAATAGAAGTTTTATATTTACAGGAGATGCTGAAAGTCTAAGCGAAGGAGAAATTCTTGCAAAACAATTAGACATTACTGGGGATGTTCTTAAGTTAGGACACCATGGAAGTAGAACATCAACAACACAAGGGTTTTTAAACAAAGTTAATCCTAAATACGCGGTAATAAGTTGTGGTAAAAATAATAGCTATAAACATCCACACCAAGAAACATTAAATAAACTTAAGGCTAAAAATATAAAAGTATACAGAACAGATGAAGCAGGAACAATAATAGCTACAAGTAATGGAAGTGGTTTAAGTTTTAATGCCAAACAAGGAAGTTATATAGGTGGAGATTATGTAGCTCCTAAGCCAAAGCCACAACCTAAACCAACTCCAAAACCAACACCGAAGCCTAAGCCACAACCAAAGCCAATACCAAAACCAATTTCCCAAACTGTATATATAACAAAAAGCGGAAAGAAATTCCATAGGGATGGTTGTAGAAGTTTAAGTAGAAGTAAAATACAAATAAGTAGACAGGAAGCAATAAGAAGAGGATATTCTCCTTGTAATACTTGTAGACCTTAAAATAAAATGTTAAAAAGCAGTCTTCAATTAGACTGCTTTTTTATTATTTAAATCTTATAAAAAGCTTTTTTAAAAAGACATAATTAAAAATAATTTGATAATAGCTAATTAAATATAAAAAATAAAATTATTTTTAAATAAATTATACCTTAAATAGTATATAGTGGTTTGTAAAAGCACAAAAGATATATGCAAAAGCTTTAAATAGCTTACGTTTATAGTTAATATAAAATAATTTGTTAAAAAATTTGAATAAAACAATGTAATAAGGCTAAAATATAAATGTAATATAAAATAATTTGATAAAGTTAAGTGCTTAAATTACTTATAAATAGAATTAAGTATGATTTTTGTTAGTTGTAAGTACGATATTGCTTAAATTTATATAATTAAATGTACGATATCTGTTTATTTTATGTATATAACCATTTTAAAGTGGTTATTATATAAACGTAAAACAATTTGTTAAAGGAACAAAGTTTAATATAAAACAATTTGATAAACAAATAAAGTTTAAAATAAAATAATTTGATAAGGATATAAGTAATACTTTAAATACAAAAGAACAGCATACTGTTCTTTTGTAGAATATTATTTTTTATATAAAATAAGTATAATGCATAATATTAAACAAAGTATAATTAAATATTTAATATCTATATAAAGAGGTACAATAAAAATATTAATTTTAAATAAGTGTTTCACTTTTAAAGATAAGTGTTTTATTTTTGCTAATAATTTTTTAAATAAAGACATTGTAATTATCCCTTCCTTTTTTAATATATATATTTTTTATAGCATTTGATACTTTATATAAAAATATACTAAATAAATTTTATAATTTATTATTTAGATATGTCCAAGCTATTAAAATAAAAAGGATTTTCACCCCATTCCTAGAATACTTACATATACTGGAATGGGGTGGTGTATGTGGTTAAAAATCGCTTAAAGGAAATAAGAATGAGAGAATATATGATGAATCAGAAGGAGTTTTGTGAACAAATATTAAGACTAAGTGTTAGTACTTATAATCCAATAGAACAAAATAAAGCACAGGGAAATATAGAAACTATATTAAAAATAGCAAAGGCACTTAATAGATCAGTAGAAGAAATATGGTATATGGTCTAATAAGGCCTTATTTTTTTATATTTAAATTCGTATATAAGAATTTTATATGTGGACATGCAATATTTTATGCATAAGTGCATACACTAATATTAGAAAGTAAGCAAAAGGAGGCAAATATGGCATTAAAAATTAATACAAGTTTTAAAGAAAATGATGAAGAAATGAAGTTATATTTACAAGTAATAAGTAATAGTGACAAGAGTGCTTTTATAAAGGAGGCTTTAAAATTTTATATTAAATATAGACATATGTTACCTATACTAGAACAGAAATGTATAAAAAATAAAGCCTAGTAAAAGACTAGACTTAAAAATTATAAGGCCATAGAAATTCCTAGGCATACTGCAGAAACTACTAACCATGCTCCAGCTGACATAATAATTCACTCCTAAACTAAAATTTTATTTTTATTATTACCTAAATTAAAAACATTATTCAGGAGGGCTTAAATGTGAGAGAAATTTTTAAAATTATATTTTTCTTTATAGCAATTTATGCAAGTGTTAAGATGTGGACCAAAATAATTAAAGAGATTAGGGGGAATATGTAATGGTGATAAACTTTTCTAAACCAAGACTTATGCTTCAAGATAAATTAGATGAAGCAATATTCAATTATAAAATGAATAGCACTACCACAGAACAACAAAAGATTAAGACATTAGTAGAAACAACAGCAACTACAATAACTATAACTTTATTATGTAATACACCAGCTAGTGCAGGAAGCTTTGATAAAATAGCAGGAGCATTAAATCCATTATTGGATTTAATTCAAGCATTAGGTTATCCAGTGGCAGTTTTATCCATGTCAGGAGGAGCTATAACTATGATGTTTAACAAACGAATGGGAGTAAGAATAATAAAAGATACTGCAGTTGCATATTTAGTACTACAATTTGTCCCAGGATTAATGAAGATATTAATGGATGTAGGGAAGGCAATAAGATGATTATTGAAGTTATTCCAGATGTAAATATAAATAATTCTAAACTATCAAGTTTTCTTACTAATATACATTTATATAAAAATTTATTTAACAGAATCAATTTTAAAGAAAAGAAAATATCACATCAAGATAAAATCACATATGAAATTCTATTTACCAATGAAAACATATCTTTTTATTATATAATCCCAGACAAACTTAAGGAATTAATAAAAAATGAACTTAATGTATGCTACCCAAAAGCTACATTTAAATTTAAAAACTCTTATAAAACAGATAAAAAAGAGGGAATACTTAATTTTATAAAAGAGGACCATATGATAGAAGTTAATGCCGCGGAGGAATTTGAACTAGATCAACATAGTTTTTTAAGTTTAAAAACAGATTTGAGATCAGAATATCCTCTAAACTCGCTATTGGAAACCTCTAAAATTTTAAAAGATGGTGAAAAGGTATTGATACAATATATATTAGCACCTGAAGAACCTTCTTTAAATTTAGATTTTGAAGAAGCTATTAAGGAATTCAATAATGAAAAAAAGATTAAAAGTAAATACAAATTAGATAAAGAAAAGATAATAAAAAGCGGATTTAAATTAGCATATGGATGTGTTGCTGAAGTTATGGATTTAGCTAGTTTATTTTTTACAAATGAAGAATTTGAAAGAATTGATTTAGATGAATTAGATAACAATGTTCTCGTTAGAAATGGA